GGACAGACGCCCTCTAGATCTCTGGGCATAATTCCACTTGATGTCGTCAGTGGGTCTGTTAAAAAGTTTAAAAAGGCGACGGACTATGACTTGGAAGTATCATATCCTTACCCGATTCAAAAGATTAGCAAATTGACTGTAAAATGGCTTGACAAGTCTGGTCAAGTTGTGAGTTTCGGTGGTTCTGACGACAACTCATTCTTGTTGCGGTTTCATGTTATACCCGAAAATAAAAAATGTTAGAAGAATATAAATGTCTGGAGGAATTACTCAGTTAGTAGCAATTGGTGCTCAGGATGCTCATTTGGTTGGTAATCCCGAGGTTTCCTTTTTCAGGTCAACATACAAGAGACACACAAACTTTTCACAGACCGTTGAACGCCAGGTTATTCAGGGAAACGTATCAAATGGTGGGACTTCAACTGTTCGCTTTGAGCGAAAGGGTGACCTTCTTGGGTATGTGTACCTTACCATCAGTGACAGCAATCAGTCACTCACTTTGGGTGATGTAACCAGTGTTACCATCTGGCCCGATTTAATTAGCAAAGTTGAATTACTCGTTGGTGGTCAAGTGATTGATGATCAAGATTCGGTGTTTAGTTCAAATATTGCAGTTGACGTGTTTGCTCAAAACTATTCAAAATCTAAAACGGGTGTTGTCGTTGATCGCTTTTACCCTCTTCGCTTCTTCTTCTGTGAGAATTGGCAGAGTTCACTCCCTCTCGTGTCTCTTCAGTACCATGACGTTGAGATTCGCATAACGTGGGGACCAAAAGCCACGAACACATCCTCTGTAACCTCGGACACTATTCGCTGGGATTGCTATGCAAACTTTACGTACCTTGACACGGATGAACGCATGGAGCTCTCCAACAAGCCCCAGAACATCCTCATATATCAGGTTCAAAAATCCATTGGTTCCCAGACAAAGGTTCAGGAACTCGCCTTCAATCATCCTATCAAGTTCTTGGCGTCTTCTAACACGGGTGGAGTCAACACTTCAGGGTCAGTCACCAAGAATGGCGTCTTTTCCGCTGATAATAAAATCAAGTTTCAGATTAACGGGACAGATGTTTCAGACTTTAAATTCGCAACTCCACACTTTACTACTATTGCCGCGTATTATCACGTGCCTTATGATGACGATAGTCCAGGTGACTTATTTTTGTATCCATTCTATCTTGACACGTCCAAACTACAGCCAACCGGAACTCTCAACTTCAGCCGCCTTGACTCGGCCAGAATAATCAGCCAGACTGATAACATCGTTGATGACATTTACGCATGCAACTACAATATCCTCAGAATCCAGAATGGTATGGGTGGTCTCATGTATGCCAACTAAAATCTTCAACTAAAATAACAAATGAACAAGCTCGTTTTAATAGCAATAATAGCAGTCATACTATTCGTGCTTACATATGATCCCAAATCTGGAACTCTCGAGAGGTATCTTCAGCCATACGACCCTGACAAGGGTAATAAACAGTGCCAAGATGATGAGTTTCGTTCCAAGTACCCCGATCAATGTAAGGACTCAACCTATGACGGTATTCAGTTTGCGCGATCGGCATTCGTGAACCCCGCGCCATCAAACTCTAAAATGGGTGCGATAATAAAGCCTTAAAAAGTTACAGATACATAGTAAATGTTTGGCGTGAATAAAGACACGATGATAATTGCGGCAGTTTTTATAGCTCTGGTGACGTGTTTTTATCTTTTTAATGAAAATAAAAGAACCAAAGCTGAACTTGCATCTGTCAAAACGCTCTTTAACAACCCCCAGCCTCCGATCCCGACCCAGGTCCAGCAACAGGTTCCCAGACCATCTAAGAAAAAGCCCGAGCCCGAACCAGAATCTGAAGAATAAAAACTCATCATATAATAGCTGTTAAGCAAAATGAAAAAGGAAGAAGAAAGACACAAAGTTTTAGCGATACCCGTGACATTTGCAGACGACAAACCAAAATTTTTAACAGTGAGAGATCGCCGTTTCAAAGAGTGGTTATTCATATCCGGTGGATGCCGAAAGAAGGAAATCATGAATCCAATTAGGTGTGCACTACGAGAATTGGAAGAGGAAACGAGAGGCACAATGAATATAAAAAGTGGTGTCTACACATCATTTATATTCAAGACGAACGAACGAGGGCCGGAAGAATTTGAGGCTGACGCGAGAGAAGGCATACATGTAACGGTTGTTTATCATGTTTTTATTTTTTTTATAAAAATTAATAGCTCTGAACAACAGGAATTGATCAATAAGTTCAACAAGGAGAAACAAACAGCCGATGCCAGGAAAAGGGATAAATTGACCATAAGAAGAACGTACGATGAGAATGATTACATGAGTTTTGATACACTTGAATCTTTTAATCGTAAAAACAGGTGGGATCTCATAGTTAAAAATGTCATAAATAACCCAGACTTTTACAATACGCTTAATTCGTTAAATAGAAAAACTTTTAATATTCGCCCAGTTTAATGGAAACAGTCCCTAGGAATAAGAGATATGCTATAAAGAATCTCACGGCGATTGATGAAACACTTTCAATTGAAGAACTCAAGGAATTGTCCCTTGTAAAATTGTTAAAAATGATAGATGATCGTAAAGTTAAAGCGATACAAATTATCAAAGAGGATTTTAAACCGAAATCTCTCTTGTCATACTGTGGGTGCGAGGATGAGGACGACGCTTAAAAAAATAGAACCCTGTATACACAAGTAAAGATGCTCAAAGAATGGTGTGCATCTCAGGGCTTTTCAAATGCAACCAATTTATCACATGTGCTTATGGATGGTGGAGTACTTTCAGTCCCATGTGATAAATTGACCGAGTTTTATAGAGTGTACGTAAATTGTGTGAAGAATGGGGAGCATATATTTGTCGTTGAACAAAAGACTGACATTTACAACTTTTTTATGGATATTGACTACAAGGATTCAGAAGCCCTCACGCTTGAGAGAATAGAACAGCTCGTAAAAATTATTTGTGAGAAAGTGAAATCTCTTGGTGGAGGTGATTGCCTCATATCAATATCAAAACCAAAGATGCAAGGTGACCAAGTAAAGTCTGGTGTTCATCTGAATTGGCCAAACTTTCCAGTTGATCAAACAAATGCAGTTTACTTGAGAAAGCACACAGTCAACACTCTCACTAAACTGTATCCATCTGAAAACTGGGAAAAGATTATAGACAGCTCAGTTTATGGAAATCCAGAAAAAAACACAAAAGGTTCTGGATTCAGAATGCCGTGGTCTCACAAAAAGGGTAAACACGCCGAGTGTGGAGGGAATGGATGCGCAGTGTGTGATAATTCTGGAAAGCTCACAGAGGTTGCGTACTTGCCCATTTTCATGTATCGGTGTGAAGGTCCTTTCAAAATCATGGAACGTTTAAACCAAGAACCTTCTGTGGAGGCACTGATGTCTGCGACTATCCGCACAGACTGCAAACAGTCCAATATAGTAGAACCACCCGAAAATATACAAAAGAAAAAAGAGGGTTACTTTTCTCGTGACCAAACAAAAAATGAGGTTACTAACACTGAAGTAACCGCTGCACTTGAAACGTTTATAAGAAAAAACATGAATGGTCAGTCCCAAGCCAGGATAAGTAAGATTTTCAAGGATGAAAAGGGTGGAGCTTTCTTTGTTAGCACGGATTCAAGTTTCTGCGAAAATGCAGGAAAGGACCACAGTTCTAATCACGTGTGGTTCTTGGTAAAAAATACTAAAATTTCTCAAAAGTGTTTTTGTAGGTGTGAAATTCTTAGAAAAAAGGGGTTCTGCAAGGATTTCACAGGAAGAGAACATGAGTTGTCACCGAGTATCGTGAATCTGTTGTATCCAAATAAAAAAAGTGATAAAATTAAGAAGGCAATACAGCCAAGATGTTTATCTTCATAATTGTATTACTTGTAGTGTTTGCCGTTTACTTTTACCCAAAACGAGACCGAGATCAGTTGGCTCCCATAAAATATGAGGTTTACAAGTATTCGGGACTCAACCCGGATATGTACCGCAGTTTTTTAAATAACATGGAACTCATGAAACAATCTTTACATTCAGTTGATTTATCAGCAAAATATTTGTACCAAGCCATAGATAATCTTCAGGACTTGGCCCTTTATGCAAAGGGTGGAAGCACGGGTTTCATAGAAGATGTTCACGAGATTGCCAGTCGTCTCGGTAACGAGGCTGAGCTCATGATTCTTGACGAGGCCCTCAAGCAAGGTATAAGGTTTCATCCAAAGTTTATAAAGTTTACACCAGATGATAATTTATACAAATTTTGTTTAAAGTATCCAAGTGCACCAGAATGTAACTTAAAAGAATCCTTATTGTAGATATAAATGGCTACTCCATATGTTTCAAGGTCCGGACGTGTTATAAAGAAACCAGTTCTTTATGAACCAGTGGAACGTCCAGAGGATGATTTCAAAGATGATGAGTATGATGATGACACAGATGATGAAGATATTGAGGATGATGAGGAGGACGAGGATGAGGACGATGACAATGAAGACGCAGATGAACGTGGTAATCTAAAAGGGTTTGTTATTGAGGACAGTGACGAGGATTCAGACGAGTGCGACTGCGATTAGATTTAAAAAAGGAAATATAACCAATTTATAAATGGAAACTGACATCAGTCGCATTGGTGAATTTGAACCATCTCCATTAAACAATGATTTTCAAGAGTTTCAGCAGGCGCCTCCTCAGTATCAGCAACAACAACCGCAACCTCAATATGACTATATGTACCAGCAACAGCAACGCATACCAGAGGTTAAGAAGTTTGATTTTTTTGCAGATATTGACAAGAAAGCTTGGATTTTCATTTTAATAGCACTCATATTAGGTTTTTTCATGGGAAAGACTATGCAACCAATCATTCTTCGATCGGTGTAAGAAAATCCACCTTTTCCCAATCATATTCCCCAAAATCACCAATTGGTCCGAGATTTGCATTCGTCATGTACGCATGAGAAACCGTATCCGGATCAACCAGCATTTGATCAAACACCTCAACTGGTGTCATATTCATATCATCCCTTGTTCTATATATGTTGTACCCTATATAGAACAACGCTATCACGAAGAATATTGTAATTATATTTAATGTCACTGAGAACATACCCATTTGGTTAGTATCTACTCGGATTTTTCTTCCGTCGCCTTGAAGGCTTCATCGCGAAGCCTCTGTCTCTCGTCAATCTCAGCCTGAACAATGGCGTCAGCCTCCTTTACGAGGTCCTCAATCGGCGCATCGGGTTTCTCAGACTTGAGACGCTCAAGAACCTCCGCTGGGTGACTGATAGGAGGCTCATCCGGTTTGTTGTAGTACTTGGAGTTCTCATCACCGGGCTTGATGTATGGCATGTCACCCGGGAGCTTCACGGCCATCATGTCCCTCTTGCGCTCCTCAAACATCTTGGCGGCAAGAGACTGATTCTCGCGATACTTGACCATGATCTCCTCTAGCTTTTCGTTAGTGTAGTGAGCATCCTCTATAGAAGCAGGGTCAGGAGGAATCAAGAGCCACTTGTACATGTCAACTACGTAAATGTCAAAAGTTGAATCCTCCTTTTGTAGACGCTTGGCGTGACTCGCAGCCTCATCCCTTGTTGCAAAGGCTCCTCTGATCTTGATACCAAACTTATCAGTCTTCTGGGGGCAATCCGGACCTACAACAGAGAGGCACGCAAAGATTTGGCCTGGTACAGTCGTGTAATCTTGTTCAAGAGACATTTTCTATATATTGACATTAATCTTTAAGCATTATTACGCATAAATTGATGTATTAACTTTTCATAGGTTAGTTTAAAAAGTGGAGCATCTAAAACAAAAATGGAAGAAGTTCGCAAGTATCACAATTCTGTCAAACGCCATCTCATCCAAAGCGTTACAAAGA